TACCTTCCAAAGGTTTTCATCTGCATCCTTTAGGCTTTCTATTTCGTTTATATTGTCCGAGGTTAGAAACTGCAAGTTATTCAAATATGTTGAATGTATTTTTTTATTGCCTGGCTTATCTGCCAACTCATACACATAGCTAAATTCATCCGCTGGGTTCCAATCGCCAAAGATTGTTTTTCTGGTTCTTAATGCTAATTGCGTGTAAGCTGCTTTTGGCTGTAGGTTCATTTCGTTCATCCACAATATATCACGGCCTGGGCCTCGTAGCTTGCCCACATCCTCAATACCAAAAAATTCAATATAGCTGCCAGTAGATGGAAATTTTAGTATCTGATCTGTTTTGTTGTGGTTATCTTCTTTGTACAAATCCCATCCTTTTACAACATCCAAAACATCTTTCATTGCACCACGCTTCAAATGTGGCAGCGATGGCCCAGTAATTGTAATCTCTAGTTTTTCAGTCATGGCAATAACTACCATTAATTGAGCAAGCGAATACGATTTACTGCTCCTACTGCTCCCTTCATTGCCTATAAACCTATACAGTCCGCTGTCGTAGGCCTCTTTATTGGCGGCAAATACTGGCGTGTATTCTATTATTCTACAATTTGCCATGTTGGTATTGGAATGATAAATTTACCAGTATAACCAACCGTTTTGCACTTTGCAATTATTTCATCTGCAAAGTTCCAGCTAAGGATTATTATGTAATCAACTGGAAATGCTAAAAGGTGTATTAACGGTACAATTTCCAAACCAGTACCGGGTGAATATTTACCAACCTTTTCTGGCGTTTCATCTACGATGTATTCGATGCGGCTTGTTTCACCTACCACGTTTAACAATGTGTTACCCTTTGCAGATGCGGCGAAACATGCAACGGTGCCATCTAGTTGTGCAATGCCTTTGCGAAATGCTGATACCGTTTCGGCTACTTTATCCGCATAGCTTTTGTAATCAATAAAAAATTCGGAAAGTGATTCATCACTAATCTTTGTACTTGTACCATGCTTTAATTCAATTCGGATAGTGCCACCGTGAATTGAATGCTTTGTGATGTTTGCAATATGCAAACCGCAATCAAAGGCCAGTAACTCTAACGGCGAAACGCTCATGTAGCTTAGATGCTCAAAGTAAACCGTATCAAACTCCCCTTTTTCGATGAAGTCAATAATGTAGGGAAATTCAAGTACAATAACGCCATCATCTTTTAATGCAAACTTTGCCGCCTGTAAAAACTCTTTGATGTTATCAACGTGGGCAAACACATTTGTAGCTGTGATTAAATCAGCCTTTGGCCAGCCCATTGTTTCAATCTGCTTTGCGGTATATATTCCCCAAAATGCGGTAAATTGTCGAACATTTACCACATTGTTAGCCTCTACTAAGTTTTCGGCTGGATCTACGTTTAAAGATTTCCACGGCTTAATCACTTGGTCAAACTCATGCAACAATGCCCCATCATTGCCCGCTATGTCTATTATAAATGATTTATCATTTAAACCGTATTTTTTCTGCAATTCTATAGCCATTTTTCTGCAATGGTTTTTGTAACCCTGCGACATACTCGAACGGTAAAAATAATTGCTGAATAACAAACTTGGATCTATTACCACAGATAATTGGCTCAATGAGCAATCTTCGCAAAGCAGCACCTTTAACGGGAATCGTTCTGCATTTATTGCATCTTCTTTTGTTAGTTCCAAATTGTTTGCCAATGGCATCATACCCAAATCAAGGTAAGGCTCTAACTTGTCAGAACCACAGCAACGGCATTTAACGTGATCTTTGCATTTCATATCAATTGTGTATTAATAGGCATCCTTCAACCCTTGCAAATGAGTGCTGCCCATATCTGTTTATAATATCGTTAAAGAAAAACCAATCAGCCGAATGCGAAGTTACATCATTCCATCCAACCGATTTTGCTTCTGCTAATTTAAGCATAACGCCGCTACAATCCAAATAACCACGTTTAAGGCTGCATTGTATCACTTGATGGCCGATGTAATTATGTACCATCTGACCGCAATAAGTTGCTACAATACCCTTACTAAATCCTGCCAGCATCTTTTCCAAAAAGGTAGGCACCAGATAATTATCTGGGTTTGTTATTACAACATAATCGCCGGTAACTGTTTGGAGCATATCCCTGCGAATGGAATGTCCCCAATTGGCTGAACGTGCAGGCGTTTGTGTAAACTTTATTCGTTTGTCTTTAGGTAGTTCAATATCGCCAGGTCCATCATGTACAAGATGCAACTCCCAATTTTGGTACGTCTGACAAAGTAATGCAGATACTATTTGTGGGTAGTTGTTGTAAGTAGGGCAGATAATAGCAACCTTTGGCAATGCCTTGCTTTGTTCTGGGAATGTAGCGTAATGCTCCGCCTCCCTATGCTTCAACCGCCTATGATAGCCAAAATCAAACATCGGGCTATTTTCTTTGGGTGCTGCCATAAGTACCTCTAACTTCATCAGTAGTATTTGATGATACATAATGTTTTGGCTCCGATGCTCAAACTGGTAGCAATGTTCTTTTGTTACAATAGGATCAACGGGAAATGTAAGCCTCTTGCTAACATCTTTTGTTATTGCAAAACCAGTAGTTCTAATGTGCTTTCTAACATACGGGCTAATTTCCATTGCAACGCAACCAACTTTACCAGTTAGCTTGTTGAAGAATACATCTAAAAAGTCTGGCTGCATCGGTAGAGTATCGTCTGTACACCACAGCATTTTTTGCCAATCGTTAGGGAATCCTGCTAATCGCTCATTGCAAACATCTTGCAGGCTGCCAATGTCAAAGCCAATGTTAGGTCTGCGGATGTAGGTGATGCCATCGGGAATCGTTAGTGCATCTGGACCCGTGTGAATGATAACCATGTGCGCCGATTGTTTACACTGCTCCCAAACCTTTAACCATCGGTTAATGTTTTCGGTTCGATTGTAAACAACTATAACTAGGAGGTTCATATAGGTAGTTCGAATGAGTGAATAAGTTTCCAATGTCTTTCATCAACTAATACACCGGCTGGTACAGTTTTTAGTTCTGTTTCTTTTCTATCGTATTGGTAAACATTCCACTTTTGCATCTTTGGTTCAGGTGTATTAGCCAAAATAAAATGATACAATTCTCCTAGTTCGTTTCTTTGCAATTTTAAAGAATCTTGACAATTAATTAACGCCTGTTTAATTCTTTCTGTAATAATTTCCATAACATTAAAAAGCCGCCTCAAACTTGCGGGAGTCTTTGGCGGCTGTTAGCCTGTTTTTAAATAAGCTGTTTTAGACCCGCATCTACAACAGCTTTGTATTGCAATGTAATTACTATTTCTCAAACCTACAAGCATTCGGTAGTATATTTTTCAGCAACCTAACATCAAAATCATCTGTCATGCTCCACCATTGGCGGTCTAATGGTATTGATGATACTTTACAATCCTGCATAAATACTGTTTCTATTTTATTTTCCTGCGCATAACAGGTTTTGAACCCTAATCCAAACATCGGCCATTCAAAGTTAGTGCGCTGTAATGCCTCTGAATCCATCCACATAGGACAGTGAGCATCTACATTATCAACATCGCCATAATGTGCAATCGTATTTAGCAGTAGCCTTGTATAACTGCCTGAAGGATTGCGGCCTTTGATTGTTTCTGATAGTTTGCCTTTGTGGTAACTTTCGGTAATGGGTGCCAGTAGAATGTGATCATCATTAGCAAAAAGAAATTTGCCGGTGCCCATTGAACCTGCAATTACCTTATCACGAATGTTCTGTTCTTTATTAACTCTTTCATAATCAGTATGTTCAATATGGTGCCCATTGTACCATTTAGGTTTACCGCCTACCAATATAAATTCTGCATTTGGGTAAACGGTAGCCATTGAACGGATGGCATAACGCAACTGTTCGTAAGGGCCTCTGTTAAGTAGTGGAATTACTATCTGCAATTGGTTGGCAGTTTGGGGCTTGAATAAAATTAAATTGCGGTTGTGTGTCTTTGCCTTGTGAATCGGTAAAACCTGTTTCGACTTTGTCTTTCCAACCCATATTTTTAAGTGCAAATATTGCACCAGTTGGGCTAGATCCAGATAACTTTTCTTCGTAGCACGATTCAACAAAAAATGTGGCTCTTTTTAAAATGTAAGAAAACTCTTCTCTTTCTTTGTAATCATAGATGCTTTGACGGCTTACAAAGCCCAAGTGATAAGCCAAACCAGAAATGGTTACAATGCCCTTACTTTTCTTCATCTCTTGAAAATAAGCCTCTATTGCCTTTTCAAGGTCATCTGCTGTTTCAAACTTTAATGGTCTGCCTTCTTTTGCCATAACTTTTATTTCCCAAATATACTAATTTTTTTAATGTGCGATGGAAATTAAAAAACCATGCCTTCAAACTCACCGTTAGGTGAAAAATCCGTTTTACTTTCTTTTTCTTTTCTTTTCTTTTCTTTAATAGCATCATTTTGCATACCATTTGCAATGCGTTTGCTATGCGTTTGCATTGCATTTGCATTGCTCCAACGTATTGATGCTGCGTTAGTTGCACGTTCTGTTTTTAAATCCATTGAGATTTTTAATCTATAACTAAAAAAATAGTTTTGCTTTATTTTAAATAAATTATAGTTTTTCACAACAGTTTCCACTTTTTCTTTAGAAGTTCCCCATCTTTTGGCAAAAGCTGGCAGTGTTTCAAGTGGTAATTTATAGTCTTTTTCGGCCCTTAATTTTTCAATTAATGCCCAAAATATGCCATAACCTTCCATCCCTAACTGATCAATTAATACCATGCACTTAGGATCATCTTGTGCGTTGGCATCATGCGAAAAATAATAAGCCTCTTTTTTCATATTTCTGTATATTTTCTAGTGAATAAATCGTAATTAAATGATGTGTATCCTATTTTACCATGAAAAGAAAACCTAACCTTTTGGCAATAAACCGTAACTATTCCTTTAATTATATCCCGATGGATAGATATGCCATTATCGGCTTTATTAAAAAAATGTGCACTTCCTGCAATGTCGTACAATGTTGCTGGAGGGTATTGTCCTGACTGGTCTTTTTGCAACTTTCGAGGATGTGCTACAATAAAAACATGGGTATCTGTTTTAACTGCAAATTCTTTTATTAAAGTAAGTGCCTCACTTATGTATTGCGTTTCCGAATAACCGTTTGGAATCTTATGTTCAATATAGTTCCACGGGTCAATTACTACACCTTTAACACCCGTTTTTTTAACTACTTCAGTAAGTTTTTGAATTATCCCTTGTATTGTAATTTCAACTTGTGCAATATTTAGAAAACTAAAATAATCATCTGTAAGTAAAATGCTTTCCTCAAACTCATCTTTATTTATTCGATGGTTAAAATCCTTTCTAAAATTAAATGATTTACCAATAAACTTTTCCATCAATTTAGTTACATGAATTGCGGTAGGGTTTTCAAATGAGCAAACTGAAAACTTCCAGTTGTGGCGGCGTGCAAGTGATGTAATAATATAATCTATAAATTCACTTTTACCACTACCTGGCGCGCCCGTTACAATAGTTACCAATCCACCGGCAAAGGTTAGCAGTTCATCAAATTGGCCTATTCCAGCATTGCAGCCTTTTGGGTATCCGTTCATATAGTAATCTAATACAGTTGAATAAACATCTTCAACAGTTATTATGCCATCAATAGGCCAGCGTTTGACTGTTTCTATCAAAGTATGCAGCATTGGTGTGCCATACTTTAAAAGTACATCGTTTGCATCTTTACATCCGTCTGGGTATTCTATTTTATAACAACGATCACGACCTAAGCGGCGAGAAATTTCATCTCTCAAATTATTTCCTGGTTCATCATTATCAGTAAACAAAATAATGCGTTCCTTATCTTCAAAGTGATGCCAACAGTTATTTAAATACTTTAGTTGTTGGGTTCCGGTGCCTGCCCCGTTTGGAACGCTTACCACGTTATAAATGCCAGCCTCATGCAATGAAAGGCAATCTATTTCCCCTTCAACTATAATAGCTGTAGATTCATCTTTGATGCTGTCTAAGTTATAAAATATTAATTCAGCATCTTTTGCCAATTTAAAGTCTTTGTCTTTTGCCCTAAACTTTATATTTACTAATTCGTTTTCGTTATAGTAATTAAAGCAAATCGTTGGAACTTCTGATTGTGCTTTTGGCATCCATTCTATTGATTCAGTAACATTCATTCTAAGTAATGTATTGTTACTTATGCCCCTTGTTTCAAAGTATTTAATTGTAGATGCAGAAAGTTTTTCCAAACGTGGCAAAGGCTTTTGATATTCCTTTTTAGAATTTTCTACTTCGATGTTGTACTTTTTGGCAATCATCTTTATTGCAGAAATGTAATCTGTATTTTCATGTTCCATTATAAATGCAATAGCATCTCCAGACTTACCACAACCGAAACATTTATAAATTCCTTTTGCTTTGCTTACTTTAAAAGATGGTGTCTTTTCTTTATGAAATGGGCAAAGTCCTACCATTTCTGTTCCTTCCTTTTTTAAATTAACATAAGCAGAAATAATATCTACAATGTCAGCTTTATGCTTTATTTCTTCTATGTTCGTTATCATAATAAAAATGCCCGATGTCGAGGGAACACCGGGCTGGTAAAAGTTTACCAATAAATTCATTAATCATCCCTCAATAATTAATGAATCGTTATACTACAAATTTAATAAAAAAATCTAATAAATAAAAATTATTTCTTGTGGTTTCATTAGTAGGGTTTTCCAACTATTAAATTTTACTTAATAGTTCGTCGTAAAAATCAAAGAACTCCTGTATTGTATGTATAAACTCATAGATACCACCAGCGGCCCTTTCCCGTTGCTGTTCTGCTAATTGGTAAACAGAAGGTTTGTCTTTACCGACTTTAACTTCCAACATTACAGCACGTCCTTTAATAGTTGCTGATATGTCAGCGGTTCCTTTACGGGTTGTTGATGTAATGTAACGACCTTCAACTATTCTGCCAGCGGTATTGATACGGGTTGCCCTATGGCCCTCCCATTCTAAGTACTTACATATTGCAGTTGTAAGTCCGTTTGACTTTGTAACGCATGGGTAAGTAACCTTCATACTGTTGCCACCTGAAGCGTCAAAGAATGCTGGGCTTTGGCGTTTGCACCACTCATTGTGCGATTGGCGGTATCTTTGTGTCCATGTCATACTGTTCTATTGCTTTAAATATTTGAAATGCTACTTGTGGAACGATGGCGTTGCCTGCTGCTTTTATGGATTCGTTTCTCCATTTAGGAAAGGTGATAGAGTCCAATCGGGCGGAAATCCCATCATCTCCAGAACAAATGGGGGATTGAGTTGGGAAGTTTTGCCAGTCGCTTGGTATGCCCGTTTCTGCAATCCGTCCTGATTCCGTTTGCCCGTGTTCTTTGCTGGGTTGTCGTCCGCTGTTGGTGTCGGTAATAACCCCTTTGCTATCACATCCTCTAAATTCCCCTTCCCCCTGTCGTTGCTGCAATTCCCCCCGGCTGCTCTTGCTCGAACTGTTGGAAGCAAACCTCGTATTGCATAGTCGATT